ATATAATAGGATATAATATGATATAATATAATGGCATTAAATCACTTTTCAATTTTATAGTTATTGGCAGATGGTTTTGTCTGAATATCTAGGTACAAAAACGAACCGCCATAAATACCCCAATTTTATTTCACAAAAACATAAAATTGATTTTTTAAGGATATAAATATATTTTCTATAGCTATATCAATACACTTATTAATAATGTCGGTAAAAACTGCTTCTACTAAAAAAGGTCTAATAGTTAAAGCTAAACTACCCGATACCCGCTATGCTGACTTTATAAAAAACCACTATGTTGATGCCGAAAATCCATTGCCGACCACAAATACCCGTATAAAGGGCGACCACGGTGAAATTAAAATGGGTGGAGGTAATTTTCATATTCCAGACCAGGAATACCCTGCATTCTTAAAATTATACGCAGAAAAAATCGTGGCAACTGGTGGTCTCGAAAACTTAACAGAAAAACAATTAGAAGAAGGTCCTATTTTGATAGATGTAGATTTGAAATATGGACTCGATATCAGGTCCCGGTTGCACAATGAAAATCACATCGAAGATTTGGTAGATATTTTGGCAGACGAATTAAGCAAAATGTTGCAATTTGACGAAAATACTAATTTCAATATTTATATTCAACAAAAACCTGACGTAAATGTTTTAGAAGACAAAGGCATAACCAAGGACGGCGTGCACGTGATTGTTGGTGTAAAAGTCGACCGGAGGACTCAGGCAGATTTGCGCAAACGAATCATCCCGCGCATACGGGAATCTTGGGCAGATTTACCAATCAAAAATGTTGGCGGATGGGAAGATGTAATAGATGATGCTATTGCATCTGGCACAAATGGTTGGCAAATGTATGGCTCCAGAAAACCAAATCACGATGTGTACAGATTGTGTAATATCTTCAATATTCAGTATGACACAGACGACAACAGTATTCAACGCCACGAAACGCCATTGGAATCCTTCGATATAGTTAAAAATATCGAGCAATTGTCGGCTAGATGTACAACACATCCGGCATATTTCTTTACAAGCGAGTATATTTCAGAGCGCAGCAACTCACCAGTATCGATTACATCAAATCGTCAAATTGCTGCGGCGACTAGACGTATTACAGGTACAGTAGATACGTCCAATGTAGAAATATTGAGGATTTCGACGCAGGAACAATTAAAGAATGCTTTAGACAATTTCTTGGACGAACTTGTTATGCCACAAGAATACGACCTAAAAGAAGCCCACGACTATACAATGATATTACCAGATTCATATTATGGAATCGGTTCATTTGTTAAATGGATTCGAGTCGGTTGGGCACTCCGCAATATAAGCGATAGATTGTTTATTGTATGGGTCGCGTTCTCTGCAAAAGCTCCCAATTTCTCATATAGTTCTATTTCCGATTTGTTCAATAGCTGGCAAACATTTGACCTAAAAAACCCGAAAGGTCTTACAAAACGATCTATTATGCATTGGGCTAAACAAGACGCACCGGAGTTATACAAACGTGTTAGGGCAACTACAATCGACCACTATATAGATCAAACAGTCAAATCTATTACTTTGGATAATTTAGGATCGGACAAAAGTGCCCGCGGTTGTGGCGATTCAGATTTAGCCAATGTGTTATACCAAATGTATAAGGACGAGTTCGTTTGTGTTAGTGTGAAAAACAATGTATGGTACAAGCTAAAGGGGCATCGGTGGGTAGAAAATGATTCTGGTACAACGCTTCGTAAAGCGATTTCAACGATTATGCGCGACCTCTATTGGAATCGTGCGTCGGCATTTATGGAACAAGCAACATGTATCGACCCGCCAGATGAAGAACGTACAAAACGGTTGCAAGAACATGCGGACAAGATTCTCAAGATTTGCGAAAGACTTGGTCGAGCAAATGAAAAGAAAAACATTATGACGGAGGCGAAAGAATTGTTTTATGATAGCGACTTCATAAAAAAATTGGATTCCAATCCATATTTGCTATCGTTTAAAAATGGCGTCATTGAGTTTTCTCCAGATGGAGGAGGAGTATTTCGCAAAGGATATCCGGAAGACTATTTGTCAAAATGTACGAATATCGATTATGCCCCGGTGAATGAACAAACGGACGCAACGGCTATAGCAGAAATAAAAGATTTTATGCGAAAATTATTCCCAATTGAAGAAATACACAATTATATGTGGGAACATTTGGCGTCAGTTCTTATTGGGAAAGCAGTCACTCAAACATTCAATATGTATATCGGTATTGGACAAAACGGTAAATCGGTTTTGATGGATTTTATGTCGACTTGTTTAGGTGATTATTATGCGGGCGTTCCATTGCCTTTAATTACAGACAAACGCACTAAAATCGGCGGGTTGGCACCGGAATTGTTGGATCTGAAGGGTGCGCGGTTAGCCGTTATCAATGAGCCGTCGAAGGGCGACCAAATCAATGAAGGTATGATGAAACAGCTGACAAGTGGTATTGAGCCAATTCAAGCTAGGGCGCCATATATGCTTCAGTCGGTGTCATTCGTTCCTCAATTCAAACTCGTGGTTTGTAGTAATGAGTTTATGGTTGTAAAAAGTCAGGATCATGGAACGTGGCGTCGTATCCGAGTAGTAGATTTCGTATCGCTATTCACAGATAAACCGGTCAAAGGAGATACGGAAAAACCGTATCAATTCTTAATAGATCGTTATATAACAGAAAAGTTTGCCAGTTGGAAAACGGTGTTTATGGGAATGTTGGTGGATATTGCTTTTAAAACAAAAGGTGTAGTCAAAGATTGCGACCGGGTATTGTCTGCCAGTAAATCATACCAAGAAAGTTTGGATTATGTTGGTGATTTCATCCGGGATCGTATTATAGTGGACCCGGATGGACGAATAACAAAACAGACTATCAAATACGAATTCGAGTCATGGCATTCATCCAACTATGGCGGAAAGCTTCCAAATATTAAAGAGATTCACGCGTATATGGACAAAAAATTCGGTAAGTATGAGAAAAAACGTGCATGGGAAGGTATTTCAATTCGCATAGACGAATATATTAGTCAAGATGAAGACGATGATTGTGAAGAAGAAGATGCAAATGATATTGAGGTAGACGAATTGCAATAAATAACCTACAATAAACCAAAATAATATAATATGCTAATAATATAAATAAATACCCAATAATGTGCCGTCTATTTTTTTCGTTTCGAAATAAATCAATAAAACCACTATTGCAAGATTTTTTAGCTCAATCGATCCATAAAACTAAAAGTACACCCAATCTAAATAACCATAGAGATCATATAACACATACAGATGGATTCGGTATTACTTGGAAAAATGGAGAACTAGATTGGAAAATATATAAACAACCCATATTGTATACGGAAGACCCCAAATTAGATTCAGTATTGGATACTATACCGAATAATTTAGTTATAGCACACATCAGAAGAAAAACATACGGAAATGCTTCTATGGAGAACACACATCCATTCCATTATGATGGCCAAATATTTGTTCAAAATGGAAAAATTGACAATTTCGAAAAACACATTCCATTATTACAACCATATATGTATCGTCCTCTATTAAGTAAAATCCAAGGTGAAACAGATACCGAATATTTGTTTTTTTTGTTTTTATCTTGTAAAAAATACTTGGAACAAAGAAAAGAAGAACCGAGTAGCTATATACGAAAAAATACTACGCGTAAATCTTCTACCAAAAAACGGGGGTTCTCTAAATTGCAAATTGCATTATACGAAAAAGTACTAAGTCATACAGTATTACAATCAAAAGAAACTAAAAACTCTGGATATATTAATGCTTTCGTACTTCTTGCAGGTATTTTCAGAGAACATTCTATTGAATTGGTTGCAAACATTATTTACGCCAACTCAGATATAGTATTATTTAGTAGATATATTTATTATGACAAGACGAAATATGATGAAAAACAAATACCGACGTCTTTGTATTGGAACAAATGCAAAACACACGGCGATAATGGTATATTAATAACATCGGAGCCATTGTCAAAATACGACAGCGTTTTATTTCCGGAAAATAGTGTTGCTATATTGGATTACAAACAATACGAGTTAACTATACATAAAATATAATACTGAGTTATCATTTGCTTACTAAAAAATAGGTATTATCATATAATGTTTCATATGATAATATTTATGGATTGGGTAAATAATCATATATACCGGGTTTGCTAAATAAATATTGAGGCTTATATGGGGTTCCGATCAATAGAGCACTTATATATGGAACTACATACACTAAAATATATTCAACAAGATGAATTATAAAAATAGTTAAAAACATAACAAAACCTATGATAACTTTTTTACCGATATTCATTCCATTTATTTTGTATATTTTATAACAAGCGTATACATAGACTATCAAAAATAGGAAAATGAGTATAACATTTATCCATTTTAGGTTATTTGTTTTTGCAATGATATTAGAAGATAATTGATTATTAACAGAATATACGTTTGTGCTATTGTCAATTTGATTTTTGACGGCTTGGTTTTGGGTAAAAACCGAATTATAGGAAGACATTGTTGGATCAGTAAATCCTTCTAAAATTCTATTATATTCGTCTTTTAAGTTGGTAATTTCTGATAAAAGACTTTCGTAATTTTCATATTGCAATACAAATCCCTCTGTTTTATCCTGTTGTATAGGTTTTCCAATTTCTTGTTGAATCAATTCGTCATTTTTGATTTGTTGTTTTACTACTGTAGATTGATATCCGTCAACTTCTTTGTTCCCTAATACTAAGGTTCTATAATATTGCAAATTGTCTAAAATTGAATTAACTTTTTTCCTAAGACGCGTATTTTCTTTCGTTAAAAATGCAATATGTCGATTTTTTTTATCAATCAAAATGTCTTTTTCTTTTATTATACTTTCTAATTGTTGAACTTGAGCAGTTAGTTGTTTTACCTGCGTATCTAAATTAGCTAGACGTGCGGCCTCATCTCTTTCTCTATTTGCTTTTTCTCTCTGTTGTCTTTCCTCTTCTTGCCTTCGTCTTATAGCACCCAAATCAACTGATGGTCTACTTGGTCTAAACAATCGTACAAAATTACCCCATCCCCACCCTTCATGTTCTCCATCTATAATTTCCCCTTTTGTATTTTCTTCTTCAAACTCTTCAGCCATAGTTATATTATATTTATAAATTATTGACATATTAGATTTTCATATAACAGTTTATTTCGGATGGTTCATATGGACTCACTTGGCGATTTACATTTGGCGATGGTTTTAATAAACTTGGCACTGGTTCTGATAAACTCGCCGGAGACATTGGTGTAAATCCCTGAATACCGACGTTTAACGACAAACATTGTTGTGATTTACTGTCCCACAATGCACCAGTTGCATTTCCTGCCGGGCAGCAACCTTCACCTACACATAACAATCCTCCACTTCCACCTGCACTAATATTTCCGTCTATATTTCCTGTTATAGTTGTACTGGATGGAGCACGTAAATTGAGTTTGTCAAAGTCCATATTGTATCTGCTGTTAATATCTTTGATTGTATATGCTATAATTATCAATGCGAATGTTCCTATAACTATCATAACAACCATAGTTATTTCAGATGGAAATGGTATAAATTTGTTTAACATTGTTAGTGCTAAATATATTATCAAAACAATAATGATTATAAACAAAATCTTTATTTGTGCAAAATATTTTTTGCTGTAGCTATCTGAAAAACTTGCCATACGTCTCTGACCATATAATGCACTGTCAACTGACGATTTTTTAGTGTCTAGACGTGAAACCTCTGTTTCAATAATAGACTTCATCGCCAATTGATTGCTTAATGTAGCACTTGCGGATGGACTTGCGGCTTGATATCCGGCATATGCATTATTTAATTTTGTTCGTAAATCCTGCATATAATTTAATGCAGGGGCGCCGGTACCAACCTGCGTCAAAGCCGATAGATCGGCAAGATATTGTTGTTGAACATAAAATATTCCGGATAAGTCAGAATAAAAATTGGCCATTATGTATAATATATATATTATTGTATATATTATTAGTTTTTTGTGGATTTTTTAACCAAGCGGGAATTACTGTTGTATTTTATGGCCTGCCTAAATATATTGCAGAAACTAAAAGGGTAGTAGTCAAAATACTACCGGCTATATACATATTATTTGTTTGTAAAGCCAATCGTTTGGAATCATTTTTCATTTCAGTTAATAAATCGGTATTTCCGCTTAATACAATTGGTTGATTTCCTGAAAAATCATATTCATAATTATTATTCATTACATCGTATAGCTTGTTATACTCACTAATATTTCCACTTATATCACGATAAATCTTGTTCATTTCATTCAATTTATTGCTATAATCCTTAGCGATTGATTGTAATGGTTTGATTTGTCCATCTCTAATTCCAGCGTAGCATGAAGGTATTCCTGATTTTTCACCACAATTTGCGCCTGGATCTGACCACTCGTGTGAATCAAAACCTTCAAATAGTGATACGAACGCAGATCCTGTACTTGTATTGTCTACAGCTGGTGGTCGTTGTGAATAATTACTGGTAGTAGTAGCAATATTTCTTTGCGTAGCATCAGGCGGAGCTGAAATCGGTTTGATAGTTTGACCAGATCCTTGAAGTATTTTTCTTCTGTCAGCAATAGCTTGTCCAATAGGGGTTGCTAATCCACCAATATCTTTTGGTCCATTAATCTGAGGTCCAAAAAACGCGGGTTTAAAACTTCTATATTTATCTGTAGGTAATATTTTAACTGCGGGGTTCAAACTAATGGTAGATTCAACATTTGTAGTATCCAATGTTTGATTTCGCAAATATAACGCATATTTATCAATTGAATCACTCGGTTGTGGAACATATGCTGGTTGTAGTTTGTTGCCTAATATACACTGATTATCATTTTTTACATATGCATATTTGCAATCAGTAGAGGCATTGCATTTCGCAGTACAATCTTGCGCATTAGTTGCAGATACAATAGTAGGATTAATATCATTAGAAGGAATATATTTATTGGGAAGTTTTTTATAAGTACTACCATTTAGTAAAAGTGGATTTGTTCTGTCAATATTTTTTATTGCTTTTCCATTTGGACCACTCACTTCATAATATACATTTCCTACCTTAGGATGGGACAAATCACTTTGATATACATAGTATGATTGAGCTCCATTTTGAACCGCATTTGTATACATAGGCGCAGTGGTATTACGATATGCGTTATCTGCAGAAAAACATCCGTATACAGCGGCTTTTAATTGCAAATATCCCCCACTAATTTCTAATTTGAATTGTCCATTAGACGATATTAGTTGCTTTTTAGTAGAAGGTAAGGCTTCTCCTGCGGCTAGTATGTTTGAGTTTCCATTATTGAATGCGGTTTTCCAATCGAATTGAGCGATAGGTGCAATGTTCTTTATTTTAGCAGCTACGGCATTATCAGATGAAAATAAATCCCACACAACTTCACCGGTGGATGAACTCGACACGGCTGTGTTTGCCGAAGAAGAAACTTTATAGAGTTTGAGATTTCCATCCGTTCCTAATTCTAATCTGAACTTGCAAACGCCCGATGCACATTGAGATAAATCCATTTTTAAAGCATTATTAGTAAGATTAAGAGTTGTATTATTAGTAGGAGCAGTTATTTGATTTCTTACTGCAATACTTGACCCTGTTGCAGATTGAGAACCAGCCGCAATATTTGATCCATAGAAATTACAATTTGTTGCTGGTTTATTTACAATGTTTCTTTTATACACGCGATTTTGCCAATCACTACCTAATGAATAACATGGTTTGCTATTTTCTGGTCCATATTTTTTATATCCACTTCCAGTAGAATCATCATTTGTAGTCCAACATTCTCCACCATATTGTAGACCAAAAAAGGTGTGCCCACGTTTTTTGGCCTCTGCCAAACACGTATTCTTGTTTTTGCCATCTCCGTTAGCGGTGTTCATAGCACGGGCCCAAGTATCCTTATAGCATCCTAAATCAGTAGGAGTACCTTCAATCTTTATAGTAGAATTTCCTGACGTAGTATATCCGAGACAATTCGGGTCGTTATCGCAAGTAATTTGGCAAACACTTGGTTCGACCCGGGTAAGTGTTTTATAACTGGTTTGACTAGCCGGCAATTGTGCATTTTGCTGAGGAACATATCCACTTGGTCCTTTACCTAATGCAACTGGGTCTACTCTAACGGATAACCCTTTAACTCCATATCCAGCTGTAGTTCCATTACCAACCAGATTTGTGGATATACCTTTATTCCACATTGCATTAAGATCGAGAGTATTGGGAGGAACTTCATATGTTTGAACCATATCTCCATTCATAATAGTTCGGAATAATACTTCGCCATTTACACCTAATCCATCTAATAGTGCCCCGTTGATTCTTCCTTGACAGCAATCTTGTCTATTATAATATACAATCCTTGTTATATTAACATCTTTGCCTAAATCTACCATCCACCAAGAATTGCAAGGAGAACCACTATGGTGTATCATAGGATATGGTTTATTATTGGCATTTCCATTTACTGCATTTTCCGGTCTAGTACGCGAGTCTGGCCAAGAATCTTTAACAGATACTTTCTTACCTTTTGCAACATTATTTCCTTTTTTATCAAATACTTGAAGTTCCGATATTTGCAACCAATTATCGTTATTACACGATGCTGTTATACGAACAAACCTGTATGACCCGGTGTATTTTGCTTCTACTGCTTTTGCATACAATGAACCATCATTTGGTAAAGATGGATAAAGTTTGCTATTACCTATACCAAGTTGTATTTTTACCATTTTTGTATATGGTCCTTGTTTTATTCCGACTATATATGTGTCATTGGTTCCAGGTACAATCGCAAATTTAGAAATTGGAATATCTGCTCCTATATATCCACCATTTATGAATCCTCCAGCAATAGTTACTTGATTAAGATCAAATATATAGGTTTTCAATGATACGTATGTATTTGGCGGTAAATAAGTTCCCGCATTTCCATATGTATAGTTAGCAACTGTAGTACTATAGGTATTTTGTTTTGCGCCCATATTTGCAATATTATCGGCGTTTATAATAATATCACCAGTATCCGCACTTATTCCAAATGTATTAACAGTTGGTCCCATAGTCCAGCATACTACATAGTCATAATAACTATTAGAACTAGGACCATCGGTTGAACTCAACAACGGGTCATCTCCGACGTGGCATTCAAATAGTTTGGGATCTTTTACTCCAGCAGCAGGTAGAGGTTTTACGACCGAAAAATATTTTTTATTCAATATAGCTGCTTTATTTGAACACGTATTAAACGTATGATATGCATTATCTGCTCTAGTCATATTTATATTACTACTGTTTGCATACTCAGGAGAGGTTTTACAACCGAGATGTGCATTTTTTGCGGCGACTGATGCAAATGGTATAATATCCAAAGCATTATATTTATATGAATCTATAAACAGTTTATCAGCATCATTAAGGGCTGCAGTATTTGCATTATTAACATCGATTGGGGTAAAAACTCCATTAAAGTTCGTTTCGGTCAATACTTGCCCGGCCGCAGTATTCAATGTGTTTTGTTCTTTACTTTCCAAATCCATAATTTTTGTTATAAAATCACTACTCGCATATTTTTGTGATGTAGTTGTTGCCATTTTATGTATTATATGATATATTCATATAATAATTACATGAATATAGCATACTGGTTATTGTTATTATGGCTAAATGTAAATCCATATATAACCGAAAGTTATAGTTATTTATTTCGCATAGTCATAAAAGCGGTAATCGTAAGAGTAGTTGCTAAAACTGTTAGTAATATTTTTGTATAGGATGTACTTATTAATTTTTTCTGATAAAAATTACTAGATGTATCTCCAATTTCGTATAATTCGGCCAACTTAGCATCAAGTGATTGTCTTTTATTTACAACTTCTTTATATTTATTCAAAATATCGTAATAATTTTTTATATATTGCGTTTGGTCTATGCCTCCGGTAGTTTGTGGAAGATTGTTGATCGCGTTTTGTAAAAGGACTAAACTACCATTTGGGTCAGAAGTTAATTTTGCATACGCAATATCTACATTGGAACGTAATGTGGTTGAATCTGTAGGACATATGCTTTTATCAAAATATGTTTGATTTTTATTGCCTGTAGTTCCACACGTAAGATATAATCT